TTCCAAGCTGCTTGATAAAGTAATAATTTTCCCCTGGGGCTTCGGCCCCTCGGGGCTCATCATTCCCTAGAAAATAAATGGCTACTACAAAGGCTACGAGACTAGCCGCAGTTAATCAAATCATCTCTAATGTGGGCCAGAGTCCACTAAATAAACTTGATAGTGGTAACCCTTTGGCAGAACTTGCTGAGGGAATCTTGGATGAAATCACCCGTGCTGTACAAGCAGAGGGTTGGTCCTTTAACACTGAATATAATTACCCGGTTACACCTGATGCTCTTACCAAAGAGATTGGTGTTACTTCAAACATGCTTTCAATAGATACTCCGCCTCGTGATCGTATTCAGGTCGTTATTCGTGGTGGTAAATTGTATGACAAAGTAAACCATACTTCTACATTTGAAGAGCCTATTAATGCTGACATTGTTTGGCTTGTCAATTTTGATGATATGCCAGAAGCTTTTAAAGGCTATGTCACTACTAGGGCTGCAAATGTTTTTGCTGGTCGAACTGTGGGCAGTCAGGAAGCTGTGAAATTTGGTGAAAGAGAGGAGTTAATGGCTCGTGCAAATTGCATTGAGTATGAATCACAACAGGGTGACTACACAATGTTCTCTGATCGCTCAAATAACTTTACTTATAACGGCTTCCGTCCAATTGACGCACTTGGGAGATTCTGATGGCTTCTATTTCACAGAAAATTCCTAATTTGTTAGGAGGGATTAGTCAGCAGCCTGATCCCGTGAAGCTAGATGGACAGGTTAATGATGCTCGTAACATCACCTTGGATCCAACTTTTGGCTGTAAAAAAAGACCACCACTTAAGTTTGTCGGTGAGCTTGATAACGGCACAGCAATCCCTTCCTCAAGTCACTGGTTTCCAATCTTTAGGGATGAAACTGAGCGCTATGTAGCTGTCGCTTACCAAAGCGGTGGCAATGGCGTCCTGCGCGTCTGGAATGCTGACACAGGGGCTGAGCAGACCGTTAATAGCTTTGGGGATTCTCTTGATTATATCAAGGCAAATGATCCACTCAATATCCATGAGCTGACTATTAATGATTACACCATGATCGCCAACTCTGAAAAGGTGGTCACGATGTCAACAAACTCTGGAGCTATTGGCAACCCAGAAGCTTTGCTTGTAGTCAATGAAGTTGGGTACGATACTACCTATTCTGTTGATTTTATTAAATCAGCTAATAACCAAAAAGTAAAAATCTATAAGGCTACTAAGCTCTCTATTAGTCCTAGCTCTTTTGAGGTCAATGATAATACATGTAGTTTAGGTGGTCAAAGTGACTATGTAGAAAATGGAACCGGAACACAACAAGCTCTCGGATTCAGCATCCTTGCTAATTGCACACCTACCCTTGTTACTACTACTGTTCCAGGTATTCCTTATCCAACAGCTGTACAACTAAATGCTTCAGCTAGTAGCGCCACCAGTTTTGCGCAAACACAATTTGGAGATCCTGATAGTTATGGAGCTGGTAGTTACCTTTATCACACAGCCACTGGGTCTACGGCAACAGGTACGATTTCTGTAAAGATTGAATTTCGTGTTAATGGAGATAATCGTGGTAACAACAGCTACGCATATTCAAATGTTGCCGTTACCGGATACAGTGATAACAGTGCAACGGATAATAATGTTTGGGCTGTAGGAAATACTTTTAGTGTTAATACATCTAACTCTGCTCGTTCCCTTGGCTTTAAGGTTACCAACATTCAAAAAGGACCAGATGGGCAAGCCTATTCTTATAAAAGTGTTTATGCAACAGAGGTAAAGCTAAATTCTGGTGGAACTAACTGGCGCATTGGTGATAGTGTTTCTGTTTCTTTGCAAGGAAAGCAATATACAATTACTGTGGAAGAGGAGTCATTTAGCTATGGCTTTGTCGCTGAAGCTACTGCCTCATTCACCACTGTTTCTTCTGGTGTCTTGGATATTAATGATATTGTATCTGGCCTTAAAACTGATATTGATAGTATCGGTACATATGATACAGAAACCGTTGGTAATGTTATCCGTGTTAAACGTAATGACAGCGGTGACTTCAACCTTCAGGCAAGTGGAGGTACTACTAATAGAGCTCTGTATGCCATTAAGAGTGAAGTCTCTGATATTTCTCAGCTTCCAGCACAATGCATTAATAATGTTGTTCTAAAAATTAGGAACACTGCTGCTGCAACAGCTGATGATTATTTTGTCAAATTCGAGGCTACCTCAGGTGAAATCCCTGGTACGGGTACATGGGTTGAGACAGTTAAGCCTGGTATCCCCACTGACCTCAACATCAGCTCTATGCCTCATGTACTCATCCGTGAGGCCAATGGTGAGTTCAGTTTTCGTGGTTTGTCTAAGTCTGCTCAGAAAGAGGCTGCAACCTTTTATGGGGAAACTGTGGATGATGATGATTTTCTGTTTTGGTCTGGACGTGCTGTAGGTGATGAATCTACCAATCCTTCTCCAACCTTTGTCGATAAGACTGTTGTTGACATGTTCTTCTATCAAAACCGTTTAGGGTTTTTGGCTGGAGAGAACGTGATCTTGTCACAAGCAGGTGATTATTACAACTTCTTTGGTGGATCTGCTATTGCTTTATCTGATGCTGATCCCATTGATCTTACAGCTACTTCAACTAAGCCCTCTCGACTAAAGCGTGCTCTTGGTACATCAAAAGGCTTATTAATGTTTGCAGAGAATAGCCAGTTCTTACTCGCAACTACTGATACAGCTTTTGGTCCTTCTACGGTTAAACTCACTGAAATCTCGAACTACTCCTATACCTCCAAAATTAAGCCCTTGGAGTCTGGAGTATCAGTCATATTTTCAACTGAAGCAGATACCTTTTCTAAGGTATTTGAGATGGCTCTTGAGTCAATTGATAACCGTCCGTTAGTTGCTGATAATACAAGGATCATTCCTGAGCTTATTCCACCTGACCTTACTATTGCGGCAACCAGTCCTAATAATAGTTTTCTAGCCTTTGGCAATGGTAACAATGAATTGTTTACCTTTTCATTTTTCAATGAAGGCAACAACCGAACTATTGCGGGTTGGGCTATTTGGGAGTTTCCAAGTGACATTAAATTATTTGATTTCACACATGACACTTCTTTTACGGTCATGTTTAACCCCACAAGTGACTCCCATGTGCTTAGTCGTATGGAGTTTTTGGATGACCCTGAAACCGCTCCAATCAGTGTGTATGGCAGTAAATTTGTTCCTAGACTGGATAATTATATCTATGACACGGACACTACAATTGTCACTACGGGGGACGTAAAAAAAGTTACGTTTCCAAATGGATTCTTTGTAGAAAATACTGATGTTTATGTTATGGATTCCACTCAGGGTGTTTCCATCAGATTCTTTAAATTTACACCTGTTCTTGACTCAAATGGGACTTACTATATTGAAATACCCTCTGATTTGACTGATGATGGTTTTATTGTTGGCTTAGCTTATAATATGCTTGTTAAGCTACCTTCTTTCTTTGTAAAAGAGGAGAAAAAATCTGACCGAAGAAACATCCCGGTTTGTGAAAATGTATTTCTAGATATGCACTTGTCAGGAAGTGTAGATGTTCTTCTTGAGCGTGTGGGGTATGACAATAGGAGTTTAACTATTGCCCAGCCTGTAGCAGATGTTTATATCAGTGATTCACCTGCTATCACAGATGTATTGACCGACGCAATCCCGGTCTTCTGCCTTGGATCATTGGCTTCACTAACCATCTCAGCAGATGGTCCACTTCCTGTAGCTTTATCTAGTTACTCATGGGAAGGACATTATAATAATAGAGGTATTCTTCTCATTGACTAAATACTACCGTGCCGCGACTATAAAAGACGGGCTAGAAGTAGTTAACAACATAAGATACGATGACAGAATGGAAGTCGAAGCAAGTGGGTATAGTCCCATTGATATTCCATTCTGGCTTTCTCTCAGCGAACACGCTACTGCAATTTTCAACGATAAAGGTGTAATTGCTGGTGTTGCTGGTGTTGTACGACTAAGTGACCAAGTAGGTCTGATCTGGCTGCTATGTACTCCTGCAATTGAGGATGTTCCTATTACATTTTATAGGCAAGCCCAAATCTGGTTAAAGAACATACAAAAGGATTATCAACTCCTCTGGAATCATTGTGATGTCAGAAATAAAGCTCATCACCGCCTACTTAAATTTCTTGGCTTTAGTGCCATAAATAAGGTCTATATCCGCAACTACCCTTTCTATGAAATTGTGAAACTATGTGTACCGGAATCGAAACTGCCGCCGCCATAAGTCTTTCTATAGCTGCTGTCTCAACTGTATCTTCTATTGGTTTTGGCATTTACCAACAGCAACAACAACAGGCTGCGGCGCAAGCTCAACGATCACAAGCTGCTGCACAGTTGCGTATGACGCAGATGCAGAATATGCAGCAACAACAGAACCAGATTCAACAGCAAACCCTACAGCGTAGGCAACTCGCTCAGCAACAGAAAAGTCAACAGGATCAAGCGCGTCTCCAGCTTAATCAGCAGATCCGCTCTCAACTTCTTGCTAGACAGCAACAACAACAGCAGACCGATTTACAGATCCAGCAAGCTAATGCAAGTATCTTAAATCAATATCAACAGCAGCAAGAATCCGTACAGCAGGAGCGCGTTCAGCTCATGCGTCGTAATGAGATTGATCGTCAGCTATACCAAGGCTCTGTAGAGGATGCTAGAGAACAAGTAACTCTAAATAATGAGGGTGCTAATCGCGCTCAACTAGCTGAGCAGGCAAAACTAAATGAAGTTCGTAAAAAGGCTCTCTTTGAACAACAAAATCTTTTAGCAAAGTCTATCGGTGCTAAGGGATCAATTCTTGCGCGTGGTCAATCTGGTCAGTCCATTGGTCTACTTACCATGGATGTAGATCGACAGAAAGGATTTGCTGAAGCCCAGGAAATGGCCTCACTTGATAGTGCTGGTGAGCAAGCTCTTCTTAATATGGATGCTGCTTATCTCCAAGCACAATCTCAGAATAATAAAGCTGAAAGTCAAATTGGATTTAATCCAACTAACCCTTACCTACCTACCAATCCCAAGGCTCCACAGTTAGTCGGCCTGAATATAGACAACCCTTACGTTTAACAATATGGCGAGACAAGCAGATTTCGGCGGTACTCGCTTTCAAGGGTACGCCCAGTCCAGTAATTCAACAGT